GGAAAGACATGACTGGCAACATCTATGATACGATTGTCGGTCACGAAGTCGGTCATGCTCTGGATACTCCGCCTTCAGCGGATATTCTAAAGAAGGCTATTGAATCAATTGATGCCAAGAATCTTCGTGGTTCTAAAATGTTTCTCAATGTGATCGAAGATGGTCGCATTGAGAAGCTTGTGCGTCGTCGTTATCCTGGAATGCGTCGTTCATTCTCTCTTGGTTATAAAGAGTTGTTGGATCGCAACTTTTTTGGTACAGCTGGACGTAGCATTAAATCTTATAGTCTGATTGACCGAATCAATCTTCATTTGAAGCTTGGTTCTGCAATAATCATCTATTTCACTCCGACTGAAAAAAAGCTGGTTGAAATGGCTGAAAATTGCGAAAGCTTTGATGATGTTGTCAAAGCTGCTCAGGCAATCTATGCTTATTCGCAAGATCATAAAGGAGATCCGTCTGAAGATCGTGAAGACGATTATTCCGAAGATTCGGATCTATATCCGGATGACGATGGCGATTTCTCCATGTCTGATGAGGAAAGTGAGAAGTCTGAAGATCTTTCTTCGGAATCTTCTAGTGGTTCGTCTGAATCTGATGAATCTGATGGATCTGGAAAGACAGAAGATGACTCTTCAAAAAATGATTCCGATGATGATTCTAACGTAAATGGTACTTCTGACAAGAAGTCTGAGTCTATCGATCATGGTGAATCTATAAACAAACCGACTTCGGAGACTCAAGAGTCTTGGGAATCCAAGAAAGATGAACTTGTAAAGAATAACACCAAGGGTTATGTTTATGCAAACATTCCCGAGGTCAATGGTCATAATTGGATTGTTCCGTACAAGCAGGTGTATGAGGGCGATAAAGAACATATTGGTCTTACCGAGATCTTTCGTAACAGTAATATTGATCGACAGTTAGTTCTTTTAGAGGGCATCAAGTTTCGTTCAGAAAATTCTGCTATCATTTCATACATGGTCAAAGAATTTGAGATGCGGAAAGCTGCGGACATATATTCTCGCTCATCAATTTCCAAGACTGGTGTGATCAATACCAACAAGCTACACACATACAAGTATAATGATGATCTTTTCAAGCGCATCACCAATGTGCCGTTTGGGAAAAATCATGGACTTGTCATGTTCATTGATTGGTCTGGTTCGATGTCAAATTCGATTTCTGGATTGATTGAACAGCTGGTAAACATGGTCATGTTCTGCAAACGTGTTCAGATTCCATTTGATGTTTATGCATTTTCAAATTCATATTATCAGAGACCTGAGACTCAATTGCATAAAATTCAGTCTAGTTTAATGGAAAAACAGCATTCATATAAAGATGGTGACATAATTGTCAATCCATATTTGTCTCTTCTTCAATTGTTGTCTTCAAGCATGAAGACTAATGAATTTAATCTTGCGGTTGGTCATCTTCTTCAACTTTCCAAGATTTACAGATACACTACTTGGCATTCGAATATGAATATGGGGCCATTTGGATTTGGTTCTACGCCTTTGGATTCTAGCATCATTTGTGCAACAAGCATTGTTAATGCTTTTCGTGCGAAACATAAGCTTCAAATTGTGAACACAGTCATTCTTACGGATGGTGACGATACCGACAGTGTTGACATTAAAAACACAAGCTTTAATCCATACAAACAGAATTTAGTTCTTCGCGACACTGTGACCAAAAGTGAAACTATTCTTGAAAATGTTTGGGACAGTTCTCCTGCTACGACAATCTTTTTGAATCGTCTGCGTGATAGAACTGGAACTAATGTGATTGGGTATTATCTAAAGTCTAATCGAATAAATTCCACGTCTTTTTCAAAGTATTCTGCTGATCCAATTCAGGTTGAAAAAATGTATAAAGACTTTACCAAAAATAGATATATTGAGATTACTAACAATGGCTATTCGGTGTACTATATTATCAAAGGTGATGAAATGAACATTCAGAATACTGAACTTAATATTGGGAAAGCAACTACCTCCAAAGGTATTGCCAAAGCCTTTGCGAAGTATTCCAAGAACAAGTTGGACAATCGGGTTGTTCTTTCTCGGTTCATTGAAAAAATTAGTGCTTGATTATTCCGTTCATATATTGTATACTTAATCATAACTTGATAGAGGAAAATATGTCGCTTACAGAAAAGCAAATTGCTTTCATTCGACTGGCTAATCAAAACGGGTATATGAATACCATTTCCCGAAAGAACGCCAAGGAACTTTGTCGCGCTAATAACTTCAAGTGGCCGCGTTGGATCGCTATTGATGAACAATATCGTCATTCTCGCGGCGTCTACAAGCTTCCAAATATTGAAGCTGCAGAAACTACTATGCCGACTATGCCGACTAAATTGGAAACATCCGCGCCACAGGTAGCTACTATGAATCTTCAGACCATTGGTACAAACATCTCAGATTCTTTGATTCCGAATCCCAATAGGAATTATGTTCCTTTTGGTAATTTTTCTGATGTGGAATCAATCATTTCATCCAAGATGTTTTATCCAGTTTATGTCACTGGTCTTTCTGGTAATGGAAAGACCATGATGATCGAGCAGGCTTGTGCTATGGCTCGTCGTGAGATGGTTCGCGTGAACATTACAGCTGAGACTGACGAAGATGATTTGATTGGTGGTTTCCGTCTTGTCGATGGTCAGACTGTGTGGCATAATGGTCCTGTTGTGATGGCAATGGAACGTGGTGCGGTTCTTCTTCTGGACGAGGTTGATCTTGGCACTATCAAGCTTATGTGTCTTCAGCCCGTGCTTGAAGGTAAGTCTATCTTTATCAAGAAGATCAATAAATTGGTTCAGCCGGCTCGTGGTTTTACCGTGATTGCTACAGCAAATACCAAGGGTCGTGGTTCTGACGACGGTCGTTTCATTGGTACTAACATCATGAACGAGGCGTTTCTGGAACGTTTCTCAATCACGATGGAGCAGGAGTATCCGCCTGCTGTAACTGAGAAGAAGATTCTGCTTAATCTTCTGGATCGTAATGAGGATGACAAGACTTTTATTGAGTTGCTGATCAAGTGGGCGGATGCTATTCGTCGCACTTATTATGACGGTGGTACGACTGAGATTATTTCCACTCGTCGTCTTGTTCATATTTGCGATGCATACAAGATCTTCAATCATGATCGTATGAAGGCAATTCGTTTGTGTCTAAATCGTTTTGATACTGACACCAAGACTTCGTTTATTGATCTTTATACGAAGATTGATGCAGAGGCTAATCCTCCCCCTTCTATTGTTGCTAACACGGATGTTGCTAGCACGGAAACGTCTAATGCAACCGCCGATATTTCTCTTGAAGAAAAGATCAAGCGTGCGGTCGAGATTGCTTTTTAATGCTTGACAAAACCATTCAGTATTGATTATATACTGGATAATGAAGCGACATGTTAGGTTGCTTGTCGCTTCGTTTTTTGATGCAACCTTTTTGTTATGGAGTGTTACGAATGACTAATAAGATTTCAGCTAAGGATCGTATGCTAACAGCTTTGAAGAACGGTTCTACGTTCACTGTGAATCAAGCACGCCTTCGTTTCGGTGTGAAGAATGTTTCACAGCGTATTCAGGAGCTTCGTGAGGAAGGCTGGCCGATTTATACTAACGTGAAGAGTCGATTTGATGGTTCGCGTTATAATTCGTATCGTATGGGCTCTCCTAATGCTGATATGCGTAGGGGTATTGCTATGGCTTATGCTAGCGCAAGATCCTAATTTTTTTTGTTCTTCTGTGAAGGGGGAAGAGAAATCTTCTCCCTTCTTTTTATTTGCAAACTAAATAGGAGTATGGTTTAGTAATCATTTTTTGAGTGGAGTATACTATGGAAATTTCTATCTCTGTTGAGGAACTAAGAAAAAGAAAATTGTTTATTGCTACGCCAATGTACGGCGGCATGGCAAATGGACTCTATATGAAGTCCTGTTTGGATTTACAATCTATTTTGAATCAATATGGCATTGAAGCTAAGTTTTCGTTTCTGTTCAATGAATCCTTGATCACTCGCGCAAGAAATTATCTTACTGATGAATTTCTTCGCAATGAGGGTTTCACTCATCTTTTATTTTTGGATTCTGATATTCATTTTAATCCACAGGATGTTGTAACTCTTCTTGCCTTGGATAAGGACATTGTTGGAGGTCCATATCCCAAGAAGTCAATCAATTGGGGTAATGTTGCACAGGCTGTGAAGAATAAGACTGACATTTCTCCGGGTGAACTTGATGGGTTGGTTGGTGAATTTGTATTCAATCCTGTAGCTGGCACGAAGCAGTTTTCGATAACTGAACCTCTTGAAGTTATGGAAATCGGCACAGGTTTCATGATGATCAAGCGTGAAGTCTTCAAGAAGTTTGAAGAAGCGTATCCAGAATATCGATATAAGCCAGATCATGTCGGTCAAAAACATTTTGACGGATCTCGATATATTCATGCATATTTTGATACGATTATTGATCGTGGTCCAAATGCACCAGGATCATCTGAAAGATATTTGTCTGAGGATTATTTCTTCTGTCAAATGTGTCGTAAGATCGGTATTCAGATTTGGTTGTGTCCTTGGATGAAGACGCAACATGTCGGAACATTTGCATTCACAGGCGATCTAACCAAAATTGCACAATACACAGGACGTATATGATCATAGGATTCGTAGGTACCATTGGGTCAGGTAAAGGTACTGCGGGTGAAATATTGGCGCAGCGAGGATTCTTCACAGAATCCTTTGCTGCTCCTTTAAAAGATATCACATCAAAGCTATTTGGCTGGCCTCGTCATTTATTGGAAGGTGACACACAAGAGTCTAGGGAGTTTCGCGAAAATAAAGACATATGGTGGTCTGAAAGACTTGGTAAAGATATAACACCAAGATATATTCTACAAACGATAGGAACTGAGTGTATGCGAGAATGTATTCATTCAGATTTCTGGGTTGCTTGTTTGGAAAAAAGAATAAAACTAAATCAAGACTATGTGATTACAGATGTCAGATTTCCAAATGAAATCGATTCCATTCACAAGATGGGTGGAAAGATTGTAGAAATTCAAAGAGGTGCAATACCAGAATGGTATATTCATGCGACAATGTACAATAATGGCGACTCAGGAATAAAACCGGATGTACATTATTCAGAATGGGCGTGGATGGGATACAAGACTGATTATACTATCAGCAACAATGGAACAAAGGAAAATCTAGAAGAAGAAATTGAATTGATGTTGGAGTGCTTGACTCCGACGAATTAATGTGATAATATTGTTCCTATATGATGAAGGAGTTCAAAATGAAAATTTCTCAGGATACAATCAACATTCTAAAAAACTTTTCCCAAATCAATCAGGGTATTTTTTTCAAAAAGGGTGATATAGTTTCAACTATTTCACCACAGAAAAACATTCTGGCAGAAGCCACAATCAAGGAGTTATTGCCAAACGACTTTGGTATCTATGATCTTCCAAATTTCCTAAGTGTTTTTTCGCTTAGTAAAGATGATCCTGAATTGTCTTTTTATGATAAGCATCTGATTTTGTCTGGTCATAATGGACGTTCAACGATAACATATCGTTATACAGATGCATCTATGATCGTATGTCCTCCAGATAAGAAGCTAACTGTGCCTGCCGCAGTCGCAACATTTGATCTAGATGAGAAAGATCTATCGTGGATCTCGCGATGCGCTGGAATTCTTCAGCAACCTAATATGAGTATTGAAAGTGATGGTGATGCAATCTACATCACTACATTTGATGCTACAAATGATTCTTCACACACACAGAAGCTACAGATTGCTCAAGGTAATGGTGAGACTTTCAGGTTTGTTCTTCGCACAGAGAATATCAAATTGATCTTGACCAATTATACTGTAGCTGCAACAAAGGGTATCGTAACTTTCACAGGCAAGAATATTCCGATTAAGTATTGGATTGCAACCGAAAAGATGAAGGAGTGATAATATGTCGATGATTGGTAACAATAGTGGTGTTCCTGCAATGTCACCCGAAGATATTAGACGAGTTGCTGATGCTATTGAAGTCTTAAACGACAGTATGACTCGCGTTGCTGCTGAACGTGATCTTGTTAAGGAAACGGTAAACAAGTTGCATGAGGAAATCGGATTTCCTAAAAGACTTCTGCGTCGTCTTGCTAAGACGCACTACAATAGATCTTTTGAAATGGATACACAAGAAAATCGTGACTTTGAGAGTGCATACGAAACTATTACAAGCAAGAAGTAATATATTGCGACATAGTATCGATTTTGGAGTTTTTTGTTATGATTGATAAAGTTGAAAACCAGTTTTTGTGGGTTGAATCTTATCGACCACAGAAGGTTTCTGATTGCATTCTTCCTGAAAATATCAAGAGTGTATTTCAAGAATATGTAAATCAAAAGAACATTCCAAATCTTCTTCTTACAGGTGGTCCTGGTGTAGGCAAGACAACAGTCGCAAAGGCTATGTGCAATGAGATTGGTTGTGATTTCATGGTGATCAATGGTTCCGATGAACGTGGTATTGACGTTCTTCGAACCAAGATCAAGTCATATGCTTCGTCAATGAGTTTTTCTGGCGGCAGAAAAGTCGTCATCATTGACGAAGCAGACTATCTAACACCAGAAGCCCAGGCTGCAATGAGAGCAGCAATCGAAGAGTTTTCAGCAAACTGTTCTTTCATCTTTACCTGCAATTACAAGGCGCGATTGATTGATGCAATTCATTCACGCTGCTCTGTCATTGAGTTCAAGATCAAGAACGGAAACAAGGTCAAGATGGCTGCTGGATTTCTAAAGAGAATCCAGTACATCCTCGATATTGAAAAAGTAAAGTATGACAATACCGTTCTTGTTCAAATCATACAAAAGCACTTTCCCGATTATCGTCGTGTGTTGAATGAGCTACAGAGATATTCATTAAAGGGCGAAATTGACACGGGTGTATTGGCACAAGTTGCTGATGTTAATCTCAAAGATCTTGTCGCGCATTTAAAGGAAAAAGACTTTACATCCATGCGTAAGTGGGTGGGTGTGAATAATGATGCAGATCAAGTTAAGATTTTTCGATTGATCTATGACTCTTTGTATGATATTCTACAACCACAGTCTATTCCTCAGGCTGTCGTAATTCTTGCTGACTATCAATATAAGTCGGCATTTGTTGCGGATCAAGAAATCAATATGGTTGCGTGTTTGACCACGATCATGATGGAGTGTTCGTTCAAATGAAAACTCGTGAAAGAGACATTGATATTCTTGGTAGAATTGGTGAAAAGATAATCATCAATATGCTAAGTAGTCAAGGAAAGATTGTTCAGGAATCGATTGATCCTTATGATCGTGAAAAAGACATGACATGTGATGGTCAAACGATTGAGGTTAAGACGCAAGTTCCGTTTATTATTGAGAAGGCATTTACATTTAAACCAAATCAATTGAACAAATGTAGAAATGTTGACGTTCTATATTTCATATCGGTTCCTGCTCCACGACATAAATTCAAGTGGGATGGGTATATTTTTGAGGCAAATCCTCAATCTTTTAAAACAAGAAAGAGGACTACGAAAGATGGTAGAATAATGATTCTAGTCAACATTGAACAGGATGCTATAAAACCAGTCAAAAAGCTTACGAAAGAAGAAGCTAATACTTTGAGAAAATATACTGTATCGGAGTATTGAAATGGATCTATTCAAGGATATATTGCCTGCAATTCAAAAGACGAAGAAGGATCTATCGAATGAGCCAGACTTTGAAAAATCGTATAATGCATTTGTGGTCAATCGTGCGCTATCATATCACGTTGATTCTATATTACATGCCAATGAAATGAACTTGAGACACGGCTTGGACGAAAATCTGCAATTCCAATATTATCTAAATAGTATTAGATCTATGAAACGCAAGTTTCAGCCGTGGGTCAAGAAAGAGAAGAATGATATTCTGGATGCTATCAAAGAGTACTACCAGTGTTCAAGCGCAAAGGCATTAGATGCAATGCGAATCCTCTCCTCTGATCAGGTTGATCATATAATAACTATAACAAAAAAAGGTGGAGTGGGTAATGTGGAGCGTAGAAGATATGGTGGAGGTGACGCTAAAAGAGCGTGATGACTTCCTGAAAGTCAAAGAAACATTAACTAGAATTGGCGTGGCCTCAAAGAAAGATC